TTACCAGACCCCTGAGTGACAGAAGATGCATTTACCACAGCAACATTTGAGCCAACTGTGAAGTTGATTACAGCAGAATTTGCAACAAGATTTGATGAATATACAGCAGCACTATCACAAACTGAAATCTTAATTGAATTACCAAGACTACCAGCATATCTAGCAACATATGAAATGTTGGCATCAAGCGTAGTATTTGAGAAATCTTGATAGTTATCAAGCTGAGGTGCAGTTGCTGCGCCAGTTGTATTTGCAACGGCATTTAACGCAGATGAATCATATGCACGAACAACATATAGAGCATTGCCATAAGCCAAGAAGTTGGCTGCAGTAAAGAATGTCTCGTAGTTGTTGGCATTTGGTTTACCAAACTTTTGAACTAACTGAGTTTCTGAATTGATCAGAGTGCGCTGATAAGCAGGCCCCCACTGAAAAACACCAGCAACGGCACCAACAGAGGTTGATACTGCCGGAATTACCGTGGTAGCATCAAATTCGCTTACATTTACGCCGGGACTTACTTGAATCATATAAAACTCCTATTGCTTAATAAATCGGATTTATGTTTATATTTATAATTTCTGACTTTTTAAAATCTATGACCAGTCAATCCTATAGCAGGATTTTCATACTCGTCTTGATAATATCCATCAGGATGAAAATCCATATTATAGAATGAATCGATAGATCCTACAGATTCGTTTGGCATATTCCAATTATCGGTTAAAATACCAAAAGGCGTTACGGATTGCTCAATCAAATCTTTATTTTCTTCCCACAGATCGGATCTAACGTCTGTTTCGGTTTGACCAATGAAATATTTCTGAGCAACTGCCCACCCAAACATAACAAGGCACATCACAAGATCATCATGTTCTCCTTGTTCAGCTTCGTATGATGATCTATTTTCGATAAATCTAAAAAGTTCATAAATGATATCATAATCATGAAAGACTAATTTGTCGGATTCGATAATATTTTTAAGGTTAGCACATCCTATTCTTTTGGTTTGTTTAGTCTGCCTAATTCCTCGAATTGGACGAACCTTATGAGTTCCACCCATACTAACTCCTGCACGACCTTTGACTTGAGTTAAAACAACTCCTTCATATTCTAGATCATAGAATAAAATATCTGAAATTTGTTGACCGTTATCATTAATTTCGATCAAAACTAATGCTTCATTATAATGTTTACCGGCTCTCCAAATAATATTTGGATATAATAGAGGAGCAATTTCATTATTTCTATATTTTGCTACAACTCTATATGGAATATTAGTAACATCAAATACAACAAATGCAGAATAATCGATTGAAACCCCTCTAGAAACGTCTACTGTCATAAAATATCTATGACCGGGAATAGGTTCTTCATAAATGTCAAGATCTTCAAATTTATGAAGAGGTTCTTTCCATGTTAATTGTTGAAGTTTCTTGGCGTCTATAAGGGTATTAGATGATCCAAGGAAATGACAATTGTGACTTACTATTCCATTAGAATAATATAGATGCTGAGTTCCGGAATTTACAATATCATATAGATCAATTTTTCGTTTGATGTTTCTTTTAGAAATAACAAAACACCCAGAAGTTTCTGTCTTGACTTCTGTTTTTTTGTCTAGTATCTTTGCCGCAATAATTCCATCTATGGTATCAAATGGATGATCTTCCGAACATTTAATTTCAACTCCATTGGAAAATTTTAAATGAATATATCGATCTTTTTTAATCTTGTTTACGCCAAGAAAAGGCACATACCCTTCAGGAGATTTTATCTTATAATTGAAGTTATTAAGAACTACTGTTTCAGGAAGTCCATACATTCTTTTAATACCCTATCCGGAAAATTATAATAATCTTCTTCTTTAACCCTAAAAATTTCAAATCCGCTTTCCATAAGATATTCATCTCTAGCAACATCTTTTATATCGTTTTTATGCCAATATATTCCATCAAATTCTATAATTTTATTGTTTAATACAAAATCAATTAAATATTTATGCTTGTTTAAATGCTCATGAAATTTTTTTGGAATTTTATTTACTATTGATCTATCAATTGTTATTATATGTTCGCCATTTAAGTCTGAATATTTACAAAAATCTTTAGGACCAATTACCAAATTGGAATATATAGAACCAAATAATTTTTGAGATATCATAGACACCCCAAATTTAGAATGCGTCATAATGCAGTTTTTACAGATATTTGCCTCGCTGTTTCCATATCCCATTCTATATGTATAAAATTTTAGCGGTTCTTTGCAGTGAATACATACATTAATATAATCTTTATCATAATCATTAATAATTCTATAAATTCTTTCGGTTATTTTCTTACTTGTTAAAATATGATCTTCAGTTAAATGTATTATTGAATTATATAAGTTAATATCTCCATTAAGTAAGGTCTTTGGAAATCCTCTGCTATCCAAGTCATATTCCCCTTGAGATATTTTACATTTTACTTCTTCTTGCGAATATAAAATAGGATCAAAATCCTTTTTATAATATTTAACTTCTTTTATAGTGATGTTTAATTTATCAGAAATTTCTTTGGCCGATAAAAATTTAAATTCATCAGATAGAATTAATTCTTTATTTTTAGAATTAACAAAGTATTCATTTTTTATACCATAATGTGCCATCAATTTACTTAGAGCGCCTCTATGGATATTTAATTCTTTCGATAGACTTAACACAGAATTATTAATCAATTTTTCTTCAAGATATTCTTTAGTTATATGTTTATATTTATTATTGTATCTTAGATTTGCGGATTCAGATTTACTTCTGCTTTGTATGTTAAATTTTTTAAACAATCTTAATATAGGTTGCCTATCGACATAACCAAAACATTTACCTATTTCATCAAGAGACATATTATTATCAAAATATAATTTTCTCAATTCCTCTTCAGTTATCTTTTTGGTTTTCTTTTTTAAGTTGCTCATATAAATCTCCTATAAATACTTGTGTATTATTTATATTTATAAGAGTTTGAGCGGAAATCGATTCAAATTCCTGCTCGAATTGGCGCAAACTTGAATTTTGCACAGTCATGTCTTTCCAGTCTTCATCCCTACCCGGAACCATAGACCAATGAACTGAACATCTTTCATATGAATTTCTACCCTCTTCAGAATCTGTCCATATCTTATAGAACATATTCATGCCATTAGGAGTAGAAGTGATTAATACTTTTGTCGTATTACCAGATGCAATTGTAGGATAAACTGACGCAAAAAACTCTTCCTGAATATTTGATGGAATAAATGCAAATTCGTCAAGATATACAAGATTTTGTGAGGTTCCACGAATAGCACTACTAGATGTAGCAGATGCTAAAATTTTGGACCCATTTTCTAATTCAATATCACCTTTGTTCCATGTGATAATTCCTTGCTGCAGCCATTTAGGTAAATGCTCATATGCATTTTGTATTCGCCCTAAGATTTCTCTTGCTTGTTTGTCTTTATTTGCCATAATAGCAATTGAGAAATCTTCATTAAATAGCACATACCACAAAATTAGAGAAGCAACAGTCTGTGTATTATGACTTAGAATTCCATTAGTATAATATCTGTGATCATTTGAATCTACAGTAATATCGAACATATTCTCTGAAATATTAGTTTCATAACATTCTGTTACTAATTCTGGACCATTTTCGGTAATGATTTTTGTTTTATTTGGAACGCAATTTTTAACAAATATTTCTTGCATATTATCATTGAATACAATATGATTATCCGCGCATTCTAGAAATAATCCAGATTCGGTTTTGATGTGCCACCGGACATATTCCACAGTTTTATGGATGGAAGAAATATTCTCCCATCCACTGTCAGTTAGAATTTCATAATCATCAATATCAAAAGATTCTATGAATTTTCTTTCTATTGAGTTAGAAAGTTTATGCATTGTTCAACCACTTCTTTTTTATTATTTTTATAATCTTTTTCTTTGATATGAAGAACTTCATAATCACTTTTTATGATTTGTTCATCTCTCAGATTTTCTCTGGCAGGATTGGCCATACAATCATTTTTGCACTTTAATGAACATATATTAATATTTACAGTTTCTTCACCAATCTGGACTTGATATTTCTTTTTCATCAATATTCCACATTGATTGCAATACATTCTACGAGCAGCTTTATTGTACGAATGTTAAACATGACTTATGATGTACGCACAAAAAAGCTGCAAAAATGTACTTTCGTACAAAAAAGCTGCAAAAATGTACTTTCGTACAAAATAGCTGCTCGTATTATGTTGGTGAA